AAAATATGCGTGACGTAACCGGATTGAATGAAGCTAGAGATGGCAGTCAACCTGATAAGAATGCTTTAGTTGGTTTGCAAAAATTAGCTGCTGCTAATAGCAATACAGCTACAAGACATATATTACAAGGTGGCTTGTATTTAACTTTAAAAACGGCTGAGGCTGTATCTTTAAGAATATCAGATGTTTTAGAATATGCAAATAGTAAACAATCGTTTATACAGTCATTAGGTAAATTACCACCAGCATAAACTATGGCACTTCCTG